GAATACGTAAGCAATGGATAGTAGACAATGCTTGTACGTGTGAGTGTGATGAGTGGGCAACCTTCTATTGGAATGGTAAAGCCTACGACCTTAACATCTTTGTGAAAGATGATGTAGAAGAACCTACTGTACATGATGTACAAGCAGTAGTATATGCAGTAGGATTTGATGGAGTTAATCTAAACTGTGACACATCTAATGGGTGTGTGATGACAGACTTCAGACCAACTGAACTAGAACTTAACAACTATGGAGCATGACTATGACTAACAAAACTAAGACTAACAAAACTAAACTAGACTTAACAGACGAACAAATAATAGCTATACGTGATACATACAGAGCTATAGATGCTAGTATGGATATGCTGTTTGAATGCCATGACTTATACTTGTCTGACATAAGAGAGTTAGAGAGAGTAAGATGGAAGTTAATAAGTGAGTTTAAATATTTAACAGAGAAGGATTAACATGAGTAATACTTTATATGATACAGACTACGTAATTGTAGACAGCAAGACCAAGAAACCAATGGAAGGGTATGAGACTATCTATCACTATACCTCAGTCATCAATCACCTTAATGAGATACTAATAGACGAAGGTAAGGAGTGGGAGTACGTATCTATGTCAGAGTTATCTGATGAAGACAAGAAGAAGTATGAAGAAACTATAAAAGAAATGGAGAGCATGTATGAGTAACATATACGTACAGATTGATGATGATACTTACCTATCAATACATCAAGATGAAGACACAGGTGTACAAGAATGTGTACCTATGTTATACAAAGATAACACTATGATAGGACAACCTATCTACTACTCAACAGTAGATGAGATGTGTCACATACTAGATGATGTAGCACATAGAGATTACTCTAGGTTTTATAAAGAAGCAGAGCAGTTTATATTTACATTTGATGAGGCAGACAATGACAATTAAAAGAGAACTCAGTCAGTACTATGGAGATAGTGAGTGGGGTAGGAGTGCAAAGGTAACATATGTTGATGACCAGTATGGTAAGTTCTACTATGTTACACAGTTTCAAGATAATAAACTAGTAAGAAAGGTAGCAGTCAGTAGTGAACTAGAAGCAGAAGCAGTAGCTGAAGACTGGACTTTATCAAATCCAATAGTAGTTAAAGGAGAGAACTAATGAGTAGAAATAAGTATGATGATGCTTACCTAATGGGGTATCACAATGGTTACCATGATGTAGGATATCTTAATCCATACCATAAGTATGATGCACCTCAGTATCACATCAAGTATATGAATGGACATAAGGATGGGTGTGGTTTGAAGAGAGATGAGGAGTTCATTGAGTTACTAGAAGAAGAAGTAGCAAGGAATGAGGAATGGATAACTATGTACAACACAAAGGAGAGAGTATGACTGATACATTCATGGTGTTATGGATTGTTATGATGGCTACAGTATCAAGTATAGGATATTGCACCAAGTATAACATGATAGGGGTACAGTTTTTACTGATGTTACTAGGTGTAATTGTACTAGGTGTATCAGGTATAACGGAGTACCTATAGTTATATATGTGAAAGGGAGTCTATCTTGGTTGTAACTTTAGAAACAGAACAGTCTATGATTGAGGAACAGCTTCAACTTGAGACTGACATGATGACAGGTGGAATACAAAGGTATAGTAAAGTCGTGGATGTAGCAGTAGATAAGGGAAAGGAATCACACACACCACATGGAAGAGCTATAGTATCTAGGCTAGTACAAACTGTGACAGGTGCAGTAGTACAGTTCATTAAGAATCCTACCAATACCTCACGAGATATTGCTTGGAAAAATTTAAAGGACATGGATGCAGAACAAGTTGCATACCTTGCACTAGTCACACTAGTGGATTCAATTAGCAGAAAGAATACTCTGCTGTATGTAGCTAGAACTATAGGTAGTAACCTTGAGATACAAGATAGGTTAGACAAATGGATACACTCTGAAGGAGCAGTAGCTAACAACACAATCAAGCTTGCTATGAAGAAAGCATATGGAGCTAGAAGGTTTGGTCTAACTAATAAGATGAACAAGGATGGCTACAAGAATACTGAGTGGCTTAAATCTGAACGTGTTCACGTAGGGTTTAAGATGGTTGACTTGATTATACAGAGTACAGGTATCATCAAGCTTGACACACAGCAGACTGAAAGGAGGAGACGTGCAACCTACGTTGTACCAACTCAAGATACACTTGATTGGATTAAGGCATTCAACGAGTACATGCAAGGGTCACGTCCAAGATACTTACCTTGTGTAATACCACCTAAAGATTGGACATCAGTTAAGGGTGGAGGTTATCATGGACATGACATAGATGAACTACCTATTGTAAGGAGAAAGTAATGGGATTAAAGACACACCTAACTAGACTATCTGAACAAGACTTGACTGCTGAGTATGCTTGTCTCAATGCACTACAACAAACTGAGTGGAGAGTTAATCAGAATGTATTCAAAGTTATACGTCAGATGTGGGACAATGGACAGGAGGTAGGTAACTTACCTGCAAGGGAGGACACACCTCTACCTAACTACCACTTCAGTAAAGAACCTAGTGAGATGAATGATGAAGAGAAGTCTACCTTTAGGATATGGTCACGTAAACGTGCTGAGATTTACTCAACTAATAATCGTAGTGTGAGTAAGAGGATACAAGTTGAACGTACCTTACAGGTAGCAGAACAGTTTGCTAAGTATGATAAGTTCTATTACGTATGGCAGAATGATTTCCGTTCACGTAAGTATGCAAGCAGTACATTCCTCACACCTCAGTCAGCTGATTGGAGTAAGAGCTTGTTAGAGTTTGGTTATCCTGTACCTATTGATAACTGGGAGGATGCAAGGTGGCTGTGTATACATGGTGCAAACCTGTATGGTAATGATAAGATAACATTAGACAAACGTGAAGCATGGGCATGGGACTACGTAGATGAGGCACATAGGATAGCAGATAATCCTTATGACAATAGAGCTTGGCTTGATGCAGACAAACCATTCCAGTTCCTAGCTTGGTGTTATGAGATGTCAGCCTTAGCTAAGTTTGGTTGGGGTTATGAGAGTAGGTTACCTGTCTCAGCAGATGGTAGTTGCAATGGATTACAGCACCTCTCAGCTATACTAAGAGATGAGGTAGGGGGTGTAGCTACTAACTTAATATCTTCTGATGTACCTCAAGATATTTATACACAGGTAGCTGACCAAGCTATACAACGTATACGACAGGAGGATACAGAACTGGGTAGGAAATGTTTAGAGTTTGGTATTGATAGGAAGTTAGCTAAGAGACCTGTTATGATTGTACCATACTCAGGTACTAAACATGCTTGTCGTGCCTACATAGAAGAAGCTATCAAGGAGAAGATAAAGGAAGGCACACCCAACATCTTTGGTGATGACCTATTCAATGTCACTCACTACCTAGCAGGTCACATATGGGACAGCATTAGTGGTGTGATTGTGTCAGCACGTAAGGTGATGGACTACGTTAAGAGTGTTGGAGATGTGTACTCTAACATGGGTAAACACATGGAGTGGGTAACACCTACAGGTTGGTTAGTTATGCAACAGTATAATGAACTACAACAGAAGAGGATAAAGACACACATCAATGGTGAGGTAGTATCTCTATCCTTTCCTAAAGATAAGGAAGACACAGTTAATAAGCAGAGGACAGGGTTAGGTAGTAGTCCTAACTTCATCCATAGTTTAGATGCCTCTGCTATGACACGTACTATTAACGAAGCTACTAAGGTAGGTATTGTAGACTTTGCTATGGTGCATGACAGCTATGGTACACATAGTAGCATGATGCCACAGCTATCTGAGATACTACGTGAACAGTTCGTTAGTATGTATGAAGAGCATGATGTTCTTGATGAACTCAGGACTCATGCTATCAAGACTCTAGGTACTGAGGATGTTCCTCTGCCACCAAGTAAAGGCAACCTAGATATCCGTAACGTATTGAAATCAGAGTATTTCTTTGCTTGATTTCTAAAGTTACAACCTAGCCAGTTGGCAAAACAAATAGCAATAAGGAGTTATATATGCTAGTAATAAAAGGAAAGTCCCTATGGGCAAAAGTCTTTGAACCTGATACAAGGTTCGTTGATGAAGGAGAATATTCTACTTCAGTAATTGTACCTGAGGCAGAAGCAGCACAAGTTTGTGAACAACTAGAAGCACTCATCGATGAGGAGTTCAATAAGGTTGTCAAGGAGAAGCCACAGCTAAAGGCAACCCTGTCCAAACGTCCTGTAACTGAGCCAGACTTTGACCAAGATGGTAATGAGACAGGTAATGTTGTATTCAAAACTAAACTTAAGGCTAAGATAAAAGGTAAGAACGGTCAGAGCTACAAGCAGAAGGTTAACGTTGTAGATGCTAAACGTAACCCAATGTTAGGAGGTCAGTTAATAGGTAATGGTTCACTTGTTAAGGTAGCTGTTGAACCTGTAGCCTATATGATGCAGTCCACTAAACAAGTAGGTGTATCTCTCAGACTAAAAGCTATGCAAGTCCTTGACTTGGTTGAGCATGGCACACCTAATTCTATCTTTGATGAGGAAGAAGGGTTCGTTGCCAAAGCTATAGAGAAAGATAACTCTGCAGTTTTTGATGACATAGATACTGATGGTACTGCTGATGACGAAGGGGACTTTTGAAGCAAGGGTCATTGCAGACCTAGTAGCACGTGACATTCCACATGTGTATGAACCTGATAAGATGGCATACTTTGTGGAACGTCACTATGTTCCTGACTTAAAGATAGGCAAGATGATAGTGGAGCTTAAAGGATACTTCAGACAAGATAGTCAACGTAAGATGAAGGCTGTCAAGGCACAGTACCCTGACTTAGATATACGATTTGTATTTCAAAAGGCAAGCTCCACTATACAAGGAGCTAAGAAAAGAAAGGATGGTTCTAAGATGACCTGTCAAGAATGGGCTGACCGTAATGGTTTTATATGGGCAGAAGAAACAATACCAAAGGAGTGGTTGAAATGAGTGTGATAGATGTTAAAGACATGATTGAAACTGATGTGGATTTACAAGCAGAGTTTACTAAGCAAGGTCTAAGTGTGTCTGTCATCATAGGTGATGAGGAGATAGAACATACATCTACTTATGAGGACATGGCTATTGATATGGTAGGTGACTCTGAGAAGTATGACAATGATACACTCAAGAAGATTGCTCAAGGTTTAGATTACATGTCTAAGTTTATAAAGGAGTCAATAGGTAAGGATGAATGATAGTGAGTTCATAAGACACGAAGAGTGTCCTCACTGTGGCAGTAGTGATGCCAATGCTTTGTATACTGATGGTCATCACTACTGTTTCTCTTGTCAAGTATCAACAAAAGCACAAGGTAATGAAGGAGTGATAGCAGTGACTACACAGAAGAGTAACTTTGCTTTCCTACCCATTGAGGTAAAGGCATTAAACAAAAGGAAGATAACTGAGAAGACAGCAAGACACTGGCAGTATGGTGTAGCTATCTATAAGGATAAGAAGGTACATGTAGCTAACTACTATGATAGAGAGGGCACACTCCAAGCACAGAAGGTAAGACTTCGTAACAAGGACTTCCTTGTTTTAGGTGACATGAAGAAGATTGGACTGTATGGTGAACATCTCTGTCGTGATAGTGGTAAGATGATTACCATTGTTGAAGGTGAGTTAGATGCCCTTTCACTTAGTCAAGTGTTTGAGAACAAGTGGTCAGTTGTCTCTGTTCCTGCAGGTGCAGATTCAGCTAAGAAAGCTGTATCTAAATCTCTTGAGTGGTTGTGTAACTATGACTCTATTGTTATTATGTTTGACAATGATGAGCATGGTCAGAAAGCAGCAAAGGAAGTAGCCAATATACTGCCACCTAGTAAAGCTAAGATAGCCAAGCTACCACTCAAAGATGCCAGTGATATGTTACAGGCAGGAAGACAGGAGGAACTCATTGATGCAGTATGGGCAGCAAAGACCTACAGACCTGATGGTATCATAGCAGGTACTGATGTATGGGAACTGATTACTGCTGAAGATGATAAGCACTCTGTCTCTTATCCTTATGCAGGTATACAAGAGAAGACAGGTGGTTGTCGTAAGGGTGAGATTGTAACACTCACTGCAGGTAGTGGCATAGGTAAGTCACAACTAGCTAGAGAGTTTGCTTACTCCTTCATCATGCAGGGACAGACAGTAGGGTACATAGCATTGGAAGAGAATGTTAAACGTACCTCACTTGGTTTGATGTCTATTGACTTAAACAAACCACTACACCTACAATCAAATGATGTACCTAAAGAAGAACTAAAGGAAGCTTTTGATAATACAGTTGGTTCAGGTAGGGTGTACATGTATGACCATTGGGGTTCAACTGACTCTGAAAATCTACTATCTAAAATCAGATACCTAGTCAGAGGGTGTCAAGTTGATTATATCGTACTTGACCATATTAGTATTGTTGTGAGTGGATTAGAAGGAGGAGATGAAAGACGTATCATTGACAACACTATGACTAAGTTACGTTCACTAGTAGAAGAACTGAACTGTGGTTTGATACTAGTGTCACATCTTAAGAGACCTTCAGGTGACAGAGGACATGAAGATGGAGCACAGACTTCTATGTCACAGCTTAGAGGTAGTGCTGCAATAGGTCAGCTGTCTGACATGGTGATAGGACTTGAACGTAACCAACAAGACAAAGACAAACCTAACGTAAGTCAGGTTAGAGTATTGAAGAACAGATGGTCTGGTGATACAGGCTTGAGTTGTTCATTAGAGTATAACACAGAGACAGGTAGAATGAATGAGATACAATTCCCTGATGAAGAAGAATTAGAATTCTAAACAGTGCAGAGACACAAGGAGAAACAATGGAATTAATATTTGATATAGAAGCAGACAACTTACTTGATGATGTAACTACTGTGTGGTGCATAGTATGCAGAGATATAACATGGGACACAGAAAAGGTATACACCTTTGAACCCCACCAAATAAAAGAAGGGCTTGTGTTCCTATCAAAAGCAGATGCTCTCATTGGTCATAACATTATTGACTATGACTTAAGAGTACTCAAGAAGTTGTACGACTTTGACTACACAGGTAAAGTAATAGATACCTTAGTATGTTCAAGAACTATATGGTGTGACGTAAGAGAGATGGACGTTGAGCTAAGTAAAACAAATAACTTTCCTCCTAAACTTATGGGTAGTCACAGCCTTAAGGCATGGGGATACAGACTAGGAGAATTAAAAGGTGAGTTCAATGTGGGCAGTGAGAGCTTTGGAGAGTATACCCAAGAGATGTTACAGTACTGTATACAAGACACGAAGGTTACAGCCAAACTCTATTCTAAAATTACTGAAAAAAATTTTAGTAAAAAAGCACTAGACTTAGAGACTGAGATACATACCTTACTACTACAACAACAAGAGTATGGGTTTCCCTTTGATGTAGAAGCAGCTAAAGAATTGTGGTACAAGTTAATGTCACGTAAGTCAGAGCTTGAAGAGGAACTAGTAAATAACTTTGAGCCTACTATTGTAGAGCTAAAGACAAAGACTAAGACAATCCCCTTCAACCCTGCTTCACGTATGCAGATAGCAGACAGACTAATGAAGAGAGGTTGGAAACCTGAAGCCTTTACTGATAGTGGTGAGCCTAAAGTTGATGAAGCTGTACTCTCAAGTATTGATATGCCTGAGGCTAAGATGCTTAACGAGTACCTACTCCTTAATAAAAGGTTAGGTCAGTTAGCTACAGGTAATCAGGCTTGGTTAAAGATGGAGAAGAATGGGAGGATGCATGGACGTGTTAATCATATGGGTGCTGTTACTTCTCGTTGTACTCATTCCAACCCTAACGTTGCTCAAGTTCCTAGTGTGGGTGCACCCTATGGTAAAGAATGTAGGGCACTATTCCATGCTCCTACTGGCTATAGTCTTCTTGGTGCTGATGCCAGTGGTCTTGAGCTACGGTGTCTTGCTCACTACATGGCTGCTTATGACGATGGTTCTTATGCTAACACAGTAGTCAATGGTGACATACATACTATCAATCAAGAAGCAGCAGGTCTACCTACTAGAAACAATGCCAAGACTTTTATCTATGGATTCTTATATGGGTCAGGTGATGAGAAGACAGGTAAGATAATAGGTAAGGGAGCTAAAGAAGGTAGAGCAATTAAGAAGAAGTTCTTGAAGAAACTACCTGCACTTAAGTACCTCAAGGATGCAGTATCAAAAGCAGCAGATGAAAGAGGTTGGGTCAAAGGATTAGATGGACGTGTCATACCTGTTAGGCATAGTCATGCTTCACTTAATACTTTGTTACAATCAGCAGGTGCTTTGATATGTAAGACTTGGTATGTCTTCATAGCTAGAGCTATAAAAGAACAAGGACTTGATGCACAGATTGTAGCATTCATACATGATGAGGTACAACTATTAGTAAAGGAAGGACAGGAAGATGATACAGGGAGACTTATTCAAGGATGTATGGGAAGAGTTGAAAGACACTTCAACTTCAGATGCAAACTTGACAGTGATTACAAGTATGGACGAAACTGGGCAGACACTCATTGAGGCAGTAACTTGTAATGTATGTGATGTGATGCAGCCTATAGCTAACTTTTCAGTTAGGCTATCAGGTGAAATAAAAAGAAAGTGTAGGTCTTGTAAATCAGGTCAAGAAAGAGTAGTACAAAGACTTAGAAAAGAGAACCCTTATCCACCTGAGGATTACTGTTGTCCTATCTGTGAAAGAGATATAAAAGAGATAGGTAAGTATGGTCAACCTAGACTACAACGTTGGGTACTAGACCACTGCCATGAGACTGATACATTCAGAGGTTGGTTATGTGGTAACTGTAACACAGGACTAGGTGGCTTTAAGGATGATGAAGATAAAGTACTAAGAGCTTACAACTATTTGAAAGGACATAGACCATGAACTGTTGGCACTGTAACACTGAGTTAATATGGGGTGGTGACCATGACATTTATATACAAGATGGGTATAACTTTGATGGTATAGTTACCAATCTATCATGCCCTAAATGTCCTACTTATGTGGACGTATGGTTAAAAATGGGAGATGATATAGATGATAAGATTACTAATTGATGGAGACATCGTAGCCTACAAAGCTGCCACTAGTGCAGAGATACCTGTCAACTGGGGTGAAGGTCTTTGGACTTTACACTGTTGGGAGGATGATGTTAAAGCTAGGGTTGACGAACAGATAACTAAGTTAATGGAAGCTCCAGTTACTACACATCTCATAGCTTTCACAGACAAGCATAACTATCGTAAAGACATAGCTGCTTACTACAAACTAAATCGTAAAGAAGTACGT